AAACCTACTTCTTACACCAAAATTTTCTGAACGACCTATGTATGGCATATTTTAACCTTTCGGATATTTATCTTTTATTGCTTTTATTGCTTTTTGAAAAGTATCACCACCTTGACCTGCGTGATAAATCATATCTAATTGGTCTTTTATAGATGGATAGGCTTCTGCCCTATCTCTTTGATACTTTTTGTTATCATATGCAGTCTGCAATTCTTTTTGTTTAGCAAGTATATCTGCTTCAGATATGGGTGTAGTTTTTAACCAATTAATTTTCTTTACATCATTGTCTTTTACAAGCACTTCTGCCTTTGGATTTATAGCTAAAATAGAATGTATTATGTCGTATTCTATACTCATCCTGCTATCTCTATTGCAATAAATGTTGAAATCATATTTGAATGTCCAATATAACAAGTCGCACTATCAGTTCCTCTTCTAAATGTTGGAGTATAAACTGTTGAAGAAGTTGTATTTGGTGAATCTACAAAATTAAAACCACGATTCGCAAAACTTACATGAGAATCTGCATCGTATAATCTAAACATACCATCACCATTATTATCTGTGTTTATCGTAGTTCCACTTATATCTGAAGCTCCTGCTCCACCAACATTTCTTGTTACAGACATGGTAAAATATCTTGTATATGTAACTACATAAGTATAAGCCTGAAACATAAGTAAAACTTTAGAACTAGTTGAGGCTGGTGTTAAAGTTACTGCTAAATCTGTTATTGCTGTCATCGAGTTTGATGTTGTACTTATTTCACCTTTATGATTTACTGACTGAATTTGCAATACACTTCCCGATGACATATTAGCATCAGAAAACTGATTAGTTACTGTGCCTATACCCGCTCCTATTACTTTTGTTAATGCCATCCGTTACTCCTATGCGTATGGACTATCACCTAATACACTTGTATCCCAAGCTGCTTTTAACTTAGCAATAGTGTCTGCATCTGTAATTGCTTTTGCAGCAGGAGCATCTCTCAATGCTTTTTTCTTAGTAACACTAGCTGCTTGTGCAGAGCTATCTCCAGCTTCTAATGCTTTCATATAGACCACATCTTCTTCTGCTAACAACGGAGCTCTAACTTCTCTAATTTTATTTTGAAAAATCTTTTTAGATTCAGCTAGATCTTCTGTTATTGTTTTGCCAGATAATGTCCAAGCATTTCTAAAATGTCTATCTGATGGCACTGTTGCATCTGATGCTGCAATAGTATTACCATCTTTATCTACTATGTTGGTTGTTGCCATTTAAGCCACCTCATCTTTCTGTATGGTTAGTTCTTCATTTATTTTCCAAGCATTTCGCCATACTCTAGTGCTAGGAAGTTGATTCTTTCTGCATATAACCATTCTTGGTTTATTTGCTTTATCATAGTCTCTCCACACTCTTTGTGGAATATCTTTCATAATTAAATACTCTATAGCTCTTTCT